TCTGTCCAAGCAGCGATTTGAATAACGGCAGCTTCCAAGGAAGTTTCGTTCAAATCAGCAGCGGTAGACTGAGTGTTGCTGTTAGTTCCACCAGAAACCAGTGGGTGAGCTGTCGAGAACAAAGGTACACCGTCACCACCGTAATACTGGGCAGAGTTGGTGAAACCGTTGTTTAACACAGCAGCAGATTTAACCTGCTTTGTGTACGCCATAGCACGAGCCAAAGCTTTGGTATAACGAGCGGATAAGCTGTCATACAAGTTGTCCTCGATTGCCTCTTCCGTTAGGGAGAAGCCGAGAGCAATGGTTTCGTGGTTGTAACGTGCTGTGAATGCCTCTTGTGCATTGTCATAAGCGATGGCAGAGCCTTCGTTTTTGACTGGTGCAGCGCTGAAGCCTGACAGTTTTGTTTCTTCTTCAAACGAACGCTCAGAGGTCTCAGTTTCGTAGATCTCTTTGTGTTGTTCACCATATGTTGCATACTCAAGACCGAACAATGCGTTCAAGCCAGGGAGCAACTCTTTAAGTAGTTGGGCACGAGAAATAGCCATTTAATTGCTCCTTAAGCTGCGGTTGCTACAGGTGTTGCACTGTAGTACGTATGAACGCCCATATTCCACTTGACGATCACTTCGGTGAAAGATCCAGAAGCATTAACAGTCTCTGGAACACCCGCAATAATGCGGAATGGCAGAGTGGTTGTTGATGTGCTGGTGCTATTTAAAATACCTTCTTTCGAATCGCCAGTGGTTGTAGAGCCAGCAGTAACCAAGAATGATACGTTGTTGCCAACGTCAGTCTGAGTTAAACCACCAATGGTGGTGCTGTTCGACAATACTGCTACTTTGAAATAAGTATCAGGGTCATCACAAACGAAAGCAAGAATATCACTAGCCACTGTGGAAGCTGGATAGTATTGTTGTTGCAATAACTGTTTAGTAGTTGGGTTAGTGAACTGACAACCCATAAAAATACCAACAGCATCGGTTGCGGAATCTGTGGTAGAAACACGGCTCAAAGTACCGCCTGTGTTCAGACGCACAACATCACCCGCAAAAATGGATGTGCCAGAGCCTGAGGCGATAGGAATCATACGTGTTGCACCAGCAAATACCTGACCACCAATCAAATTGATTGGCTGGAACCCATAGGGTCCGTCTACGGTAGGATAAGCCATTTAAAACTCCTAAATTAAAAAATTAACCTTTTCCAAAACTCACCGTGGATTTCTTCTCATTAAAGAGAGGCATCCGTGGATCGCTTTGGCGCATAAGATTACTGTCTACAGCATCCATTTGATTTTCGGCTTGAACTCGGTAATGTGAATTACGTTGTTGGACGAACTCTTCTGGAGTTTTGCATAACAATAAACCGCCAATCTCAATGTTGTCCTTAAAACGACTATTGGGATCGACTAGCAGTTGAAACTTGGGTTGTTCTTCAATTGCCACAGGTTCCCAGCCTTCTCTTAGTTTCCCAGAAAGATTGCGGGGGTCAGCCTGATTAAGCGTTGAAGTACGAATCCATCTGTACGCATACCCAGCCTGTTTGTCGGGCTCAGGGAGCAATTCTGCTGGCGCCCACTGCTTAGGGCGTTCGCTTGTTGCACGAGTATCTAATTCACGAGTCAGTCTGTTATTAGCCATTTGAAGCCTCCAATTTCTGTTGTTCACGAGCGTACACTTCGGGTGTTAGGCCAAATTTTTTGATAATGGCCATTTGTGACTGCTTTAACCGTACCTGTTTGGAGGACGTTGAGCGAGTCGCCGGAGCTACAACCGTACTAGGCTTTGCTTTAGGAGCTGTTTGTGGCTCTAAGTCTGGCTCAGCCTGACTACTTTCTTCCATCGTATCGAAATACTCTGGAAACTTTTTGCGCATTGTTTTGTCAATGTGCTTGAAGTACTGATCGGTGCCTACGACTTTTGGACCATATTCATCAACCAATTCTTCATGTATCCCTACAGCAAAACTAGACATGGCTTTTTTGGCACCATACCAAGGATTTTCATCCAACCAAGATTGCGTTTTGGCGTCAACCTTGGGTTGTTGCTGCGATTGTGGTATTTGTACATCATTTTCTTCTTCTTGTAAAGCACTAGGTTTAAATTGTTTTGCCTGTTGTGCTTTATAAGTTGCTTCGGAAAGAACAGCTTGTGCTTCAACGATGCGATCTGACTCACCAGACTCAAGCGCTTCCTTATACTCACGCTTAGCCATAGCCAATGTGGTATCTGCTGCGTTTTGTACCGTCTCGATATAAGTCTTTTCGCCAGCGCTATATTGGGCTTTGAGTTGTTTATTCTCTTTATTAAGCCTATCTAGGGCTTCAAAAGCTGCTTGACGTTCCCGTTCAGCCGCTTCTTTAGCTCGACGCTCATCATTCCAAACCTTTTTATATTGCTTAATACGCTCTATTTGGGCTTTGGGGTCTAGCTCTTCGTTGTCTTCATCGGCAACTTCTAGCTTTTTGACCACCTCTGTAGGCAACGGCTCACGCCCCCTATCTTCTGGAGGAGTGTCGTCTTCAATAATAATTTCTACATCATCTGCTGTAGCTTCTAAGGGTTTACCCTTAGTTTCTTCTGCTTCATGCGGAAATTTAAAACTTTCTTTTTCAAAGTCAGCCATGATTTAGCTCCTTAAACAAATTTACGGGTTATGCCACGAGGATCTTGAACAACGGCTTCAACTGAGTCGTCATTAATAATCCTAAACTCTCGGCCATGGATAACAACACGGGTGCCGGCATTCGGTCTAACTAATATAAAGTCACCTTCTTTACACCAAGGTCCGCTTGAAAAGCGTTCTTTGTCTTTATAGCAATCAGGTCCAAGTGCCACCACAAATAACACCGTGGTTAATAGCTCGTCATGGCGACGAGTCTCGTCGGACTTAAGAATCCCGCTTTCAAAGGCTTCTTCTACTTCAGGAATAGCACATAAAATGCGATACCCAGAAGGGTCTGGTAACTGCTTGGCTTTCTCAGCTTCTGTCGCCTCGAAATTTACTGCTCCCACAATTTGTGGTCTATCGGGGTTTGTGCCGATAAGGATTTCACTCATCTGAGTTCTCCATTTTTTGTTTCAGGTCTAATATTTCCTGCCTTGCGAAGAGCAGACCTTTAATCTCCCCACAAATTCTTTGGTACTCGGCATAGTCCTTTGCTTGTCCAGAAGCTATCCAGTCCCGTTTTGCTATCACTTCTTTGTCTAGGTTTTGTACTAGAACATCAGATGCGTCCATTACTCCCCTTTACGTGGTTGTTGCATTTGAGCCTTGGTTTTGGCCAAGTCAATGCCTAATTTAGCGCCAATCTCACCTTCTTTTGCAAGGCGATTCTTAGCGTCCTCATTAACTTTAATTTGCGCATTCATACCAGCGATCTTCTCTTGCGACTCAATACGATCCCGTTCTATCTGCAACTGGTCAGCCTTACCAGCGGCATCAGCGGCAATCTTCTTAGCTTTGAGCTCAAGTTCAGCCTGTTTAATCTGAATTTCTTGTTGCTGCATTTGAACGATCGGATCTTGCGCAGCCTGAGCGTTTTGTTGTGCTTGGGCCTGTTGTTGGTTCTGTTGCAAGAGCTGTTGTGCTGCTTGAGCGGCCATCTGAGATATGCGAACTTCCATATCTTTAGGCATTGCTCTTTCCTCAGTATCTTCTTCATCTGGGCTAAACGGCAACTCAATACCCATCTGCATTTCCATCTGTTTGCGATACTCGTAAGCAATATGCTCATTGACGTGCGCCATCATTGCAGCATGCATGGCTTGCGCCTGTGGGTTTTGCCCAACTAACTGCATGATCTTTGGATCTTGCATAGCCGCCATATGAACACCAATATGTGCTTGGTGGTCTTGATAGTAGAACGCCTTGACTGGTTTCATCATCAAGATGTTCTGGTTCTCGGTGATGGGGTCTTCAGGCTTCTGGTCTTCTGGCAACTTCACCAACTGCTGGGCATTCTTGATACCCAACACGTCTAACATCTGACGATGTAGTTTTGGCAAGTTGTAAATCTGTGGTGCACCTTGGGCCAGCTGCAGTACCGCTTGATATTGCGTGATCTTTTGCGCCATGGTTGCAGCGTTTGGATCGGATACTGGTATGACATCAATGTTGTCGTAGTCAGACTTCTTCGCTCTTGGCGAACCTTCTACTGGCTCATAGGTGTAAGTATCTGGAGTGTAATCACGAATGATGTCACGAAGTAACTTGAGCTCCTCTTTAAATGAGTAGTGGATGCGGGCTTGTACAGCGGACATTACTTTTAATGTACGCTCCAGAATTGCTAGGGTTGTGCCAACCGGTGCTTGTGCACTCATGTCAGATACTTGTAAGTCAGCTGCGTTAGCAAAACGTCGGCCTTCTTCAATGATCTTATCCATGAGACCTGCCAGAACCATGCTTGGTTCTTTATAGGGCAAGGTCATCAAGTTGTCTTTAATTGTCCCGCTAGGTACATCAACGTCACGGAACTCTCCAGGACTTATGGGAGTGTCGTCACCTTTAACACGCAGTCCACGGGTCTTAAAGCCACCTGGCAAGTTTGCCAATGATCCGGCATCAACGAGTTGGCGGAGGATACTAGTACCTGATTTAGCAAAAGCCCCGATGAGGTGAATAAGACCAAAGCAGTAGAAACCAAAACCGGGAATATAACCATAATGCACAAAATGCGAACGCTTTTTATGATGCTCATCTTCTGGCCTCCAATTGCGACGGATCGCAAGAACCGTACTGTTAGCTTTATCAACGGTTACTATATACGGTAGCGCTATACCGGTTTTCTTACCGTCTTCTTCATCTTCATAACCAGGAAGATCAAGGTCAACTTGCATTTCAAGAATCTTATAGCGATCATCTGTAGTAGCTCTAAAGCCCATTTTTTCAGCGATCTTCTTCTCAACATCGTCAAACGAGTCAACAGGCTCTGGTAAGTCTACGTCTCTCCAAAACCCTGCATATTGCAGCTTCTTAACTTCGTTTGGAGTCTTACGCATAATATGCGTAACCCGTGGTGAACTAGCTAGATCTGTAGCACCATAAGGAACAACTAAGTCCTCTGCTGGTACGAACATAGATACTTGACGTCCAATACTTGGATCGTAGTACACCTTCTTAAACGCATTACCCGATAGACCTAAGCCCCATAACATGCGCTCATGTTCAGGTCGGAATTCCTGCATCACATCTGTTAACTGATAGTTCATGTCATCACGAACACGATCAGCTGCGTCTTTCTTTTCTTGTGTCTCTTTACCAATGATGGTTGTCTTTACTGGACCTGCTGCTGGAAATGTTTCCATGATGGTCTCAGCTTGAAACCGTACCAAGGCTTCAGATAGCAGTGGGTGATATACACCACAAGCGCCTTCCCATGGCTCTGTGCGCTCTTCAATCTTCATACCTAATAACTGAATACCGTCAACGTAGGTCTGCATCCAGTCTTTGCGTGAGCTGACATCTTCGTCAAAGTCACCAATTAAATCACCAGCTAAGGACTGTAAGGCGTCCTCACTCATGTACTCAGCTAAATTGGCATCAAAGTCTTTATCGCTAGGCTCTGCTTCTTCAATGCGCAGAATGGGCATGCCATCAATGCCAATCTCGACTGACTCGGGGTCTTCGATCTCAATCTCGATCTCCGGCCCTTCTTCCATCATTGGGAGTGCGCCTAACCCTAACGGGGCTTGTGATAACGATTTATCTATTGCCATATATTTACCTATACGTTGTAGTAGCCTTTATGCCTACGTGACTTAAACTGTTTTGGCTCGTCTTCATAATCAGATTCTAACGATACAAAGCCGCCCCTTCTATATCTTAATAGTGCTTGGGTCATTGAGTCCACCAAGTCATCATGTTCTCCACTAGGAAAAGACGCTGTTTCTTCAACTAACTCATCTGCCCAGTGCGTATTTGGAACCCAAACTCTCCCAGATGCAAATATATCAGCAACTGCGTTCAAGCGGGCGATTTTATCACTTCCCTTACTTGGAACATATTCCTGAACAGGTATACCCATCGCTCTTAATTCAAACACTAGAGGCGCTCCGGAAGCTTTTGCCTCAACGATAAGTGCATCAGGCTCCCACTCTTTATAGTGTTCCATAGCCTTTTGTTTTAGTTCTGGGAACTCCATACGTTCTTTGAATGAATCTAACAAGATAATATTAGGCACATCAAGCCCCCTGGAGTTAGCTTGATAGAACACTCCCCAAGTTGTACAGGCACAGTAGTCTGACCGCTGAGTCTTTAGGAAGGCTGTATCCCATGACTGGATTAAAAACTCGCACTGCGGCGGGTGGTCATGCTCCCAGATCTGCCACCACTCTCGTTTAATAATAGCGCTGACGTCGCTTGTGGGCGACTGCATGTACTGCGCCATCCATTTGGCATTAGGAAGTTCCTGTTTTAGAGCAGTTAACTCAGCCAAACTCCAAAACCCAGGCCACAGGGGCTCCTCATCAGGCAGAATTGCAGGGAACTCAATGACTTCCCACTCCTCACCAGAGCGTTGTTGTGCTGCTTTTACAACCTGAGCAGTCAAATCTTTCTTACTCCACCGGGTCATCACGATGATGATGGACCCCCCTGGTTGTAGACGCTGCCGTGGACCTGACGTATACCACTCGTAGGTCTTGTCATACACTTCTGGGTTGTTCTCGGCTAGAGTTGCCTCTTGTTCTGAGTGCGGATCGTCAATAATGAGGATATCAGCGCCTTTACCAGTAACCGCTCCGCCAACACCGATTGCAAAGTAATCTCCGCCCTTATTAGTCGCCCAACG